CACAAAACTACTAAATAGATTTTCACATTTATACAATACGACAATATACACAATACATTAATATACTTCTAATAACTAACAAGGACTACTCTTCTTCAGGGCATGACCCATCCTCAAAATCACAACTAAAATTAAACGGGTCAACATCTTCCACAATCATTGAAAAATACGGATCCATCCTTTCACCCTTTTCTGGACCATCGACTCTATAATACTCTTGCTTCTCTTGCATCTCCCGCTCCCACTCTCGGAAGTCAAATTCAACTATCACTCCCTGATCACGCAACTGGCCTACAAACTCATCAACATCTTTCTTTCCATAATGCGCCATCATCAGCACCGCTGCATCCATTTTCTGCTTGAAGATACCAATATCTCCATCATTTTGCTTCTTTTGCCACATGACTTCACGATAGATGACCTTCTTAGGCAGGGGCGCGGCCACATATTTGTCTTTCTTCACAAAAGGTGACTTCAAAAAAGTTAAGTCTTCAAGTTTTTCAAATGGCACAATTTTCTCAGTTTTTGCAGCACTAGTCACGCTCATACCTAAAATCTTCGCATATTGGTAGAAAGACTCTCTATTGAAATATGTTAGCACCTCATCTCGTGCCCCAACGATTAAATCATCGCCATAAGTTAGCGCACGTACATCTTTGTCGAATTCCTTCAGTGTGGGTACTAATCCAACTAGAGGCCTCGACATCATATAACACGCCAACACATGATACCAATTAGTAATTGAGTTGAAGACGTCCGTAATGGGTGATCCCGAACAATTGCCAATCTCTTTTTCCATCACTTGGTCGCCTACGATTATAGTGGACTGCATAATAGTCTGAATAAGGGCAGTCCTTTCCTTATTTCTAACGCCTCCATAAGCATGATTTACCACAGCAATGAACGCATCAACGGCACATTGTGGCACTGATCCATCATAATTCGCATAATCCACATCGAAACCATTATTTCCAAGCTCCGTTAATCCATCTAAGTAAGCACCCCAACACTTATCTTTATCTTGACCTATTCCGTGGCACAAATTAAAACCTGCTCTAGCCTTATACTCAT